TGTAACAGTTCCTCCAAAAGTACCGCCTTCGGCTACTGCAATGCCGTGCTTTACTCTAAAGTCTCTATTAGTAGTTGCCACTTCCGACCTCTATTCTAATTATGCTTCAATATAGATTTTGTGTACTTTAACAGCGGTGTCTGCTGCTGCACCAGTAACCTGAAGAAGAACGTTTCCACCGCTGTACACGGCGTCAGTTGTTCCTAATACTGCGTTACTGATTACATCTGCATACTCTGTTAAGTAAACGTTATTTGATCCATCTACAGTAACCAAAACTTCAATTACTTCAATATCAGTACCCTTTTTCATCTGAACAATATACTTTGCAGATGAATAAGTGCTTGCTGACCATGTGTCAATTGTTGTTGCTGAAGTTGATGCGGTAGCAAGAGCAGAACCAACAAGAGCATCTGGAAGAGCAATACTTGTCGCTGCTGCTGCACCAAGAGTTGGTGTAACAAAAGTTGGACTATTAGTAAACGCTACTGTTCCAGAACCTGCTTCATCAGTTAATGCTGCTGCAAGGTTTGAAGAAGATGGAGTTGCAAGGAATGTTGCTACGCCAGTTCCAAGACCTGAGATACCAGTTGCTACTGGAAGACCAGTTGCATTTGTTAAAGTTCCTGCTGATGGAGTTCCAAGATCAGGAGTTGTTAATGTTGGTGATGTTAGTGTCTTGTTTGTAAGGGTTTGTGTACCTGTTAATGTTACTACAGTTGAATCAATATCAAGAGTGTTTCCAGTCTTGTCTAATCCTGTACCCGCAATAATTTGTCCCAAACCAGTAAACTGAGTAAAAGTAAGTGCTGTAGTGCCAATTGTAATTGAACCATTGTTAGTTAATGTATAACCTTGATCAGCGTTTACAGTTCCTTCTTCTACGAATACCGCAAAATTTGAAGTAAGTTCAGCACCTGCATCTGCATCAGTTGAACGATCTGGAGCACCAGATGCCTTAACTACATAGATACCATTTTCTGAACCAGTTGACTGATTCTTAACAAGAACACGGTCACCTGTAGCAAGAGTTACTCCGTCAAGAGTATCTCCATTTTCTAGATCGGATGCAAGGGTTACTGCTGCAGTTGTTGCTGCACGTACTGATGCTTTCCAATCAATACCCTGTGCTGCTGAGTCTACATAATTCTTTGTTGCTGCATCTGTTCCATCAGTTGGCGTACCAAGACCTGTGATCTTGTTTGTGCCCATTGCAATTGCGCCAGTCATTGTACCGCCAGCAAGTGCTAGTTTGGCTGCAAGGTCTGTTGTAAGCCCTGAAATCTTTGACTGAGCAATTGCTGCTGCTGAGTTAATGTCAGCATCTACGATTGTATCGTTAGCAATCTTTGCTGAGGTTACTGCACCGTCTGCAATTTTTGCTGTTTCTACAGAATCTGCAGCAAGTTTACCAGCAGTTACGTTAGCATCTGTAATTTTTGCTGTAGTTACTGCGCCATCTGCAAGTTTGCCAGTGGTTACGTTTAGGTCTGCAATCTTTGCTGTGGTTACTGCAACATCTGCAATCTCTGCTGTATTTACAGCACTATCTGCAATCTTAGCATTTGTAACTGAGTTTGATGCAAGTTTTGCTTCTGTTACGTTAGCGTCTTTAATCTTTGCTGTCTCTACTGAATCTGCAGCAAGTTTAGCAGCGGTTACGTTAGCATCTGTAATCTTTGCTGTTGTTACTGAGTCTGTAGCAAGTTTAGCGTTAGTTACGTTAGCATCAACAATCTTTGCTGTCTCTACAGAATCTGAAGCAAGTTTTGCTGCTGTTACGTTAGCGTTTAAAATCTTTACAGTGGTTACTGAATCTGAAGCAAGCATTGTTGCTGAAACTGTGCCAGTATCTCCAGTAGTAATAACTGTTCCATCTACGTTTGGAAGTGTAATTGTACGGTCTGCTGTTGGGTCAACTACTGTAAGTGTTGTCTCATAAGCGTCTGCTGTTGCACCTTCAAATGTAATCTGTGTATCAAATACTCCAACTGCTGCTGGGGCTGACCATTCAACACCATATGTAGCAGATGAGTTTGCTGTAAGTACTTGACCATTTGTGCCAATTCCTAAACGAGCAACTGCATCGTCTGCGCTACCAACAATTAAATCACCCTTAGCATCAACTGTGCCTGCTGTGATTATGTTCTTTCCATTAACGGTCGCAGTTGATCCCTCAACTACCAGTCCCGCTTTTACTCTAAAGTCTTTTGTTACGGTTGCCATCTTTTATCTCCTTGGGTTAAGCCTTTAATCCCATACGCATGTAGCGTAGGGTTATAGGGGTTTGTCCTCCCACTGGAACAACAGTTAATGAAACTGTGTCTCCAGCCCGTGAAACAGAGATGGTGCCAATATTCCCATCGTTGTCTATCGTTGCATATTCTGTAACTGAAACACCTGTTCCATCTACAAGAATATTCATCTCTGTGGCGTAATATTTATTTGCGCCTCCAGAAGTCTTTTTAATTGAGATTACATATCTCATTGATCTAAATTCGCTTGCTAAAAAGTTGTCAAATACTGTTGAATTTTCAATGCCATTAATTGTTGATTCGTTATTTCCAGAACTACCCAAATCTGTTGCTTGTGCTGACAGGGTGTCAATTAAATCAACATAGTTTTCCTGGGTTGGTCTATCTCCAGTTTGAAATAGTGACTTTACTGCTGAGAGCGATAACTTAGCCATAAGGGAATTATATCACATTATTAAAGAATATAGTTATTAATTCCAATAATTTGAAGTCCAATTCCAGGTACTCCAGAATATGGAGAAGGTATTCCAATTGTAGTAAATCTAATTCTAAAAGGTAAAATTTCACTAATTTTTATTCCAGTGTTTATTGGAATAATTTTAGCAACTGCGTAATCTACTGACTCAACTTTTTTGGTTCTTTGTGTAGTTTCATCAATAATTATTGCTAAAGCCATTACGACTCGCTATTTGTTACATCTTCAATAACAATTACTGTACCACGAGCAACTGTCCAAACCCTGCTTTCATCACTTAGTTCAATATCAAAGATATCTCCTGTTTCTAATAACACAGATTCGTCTGATCTAATTGAAACCGTAAACTCACCATCTCCATCTAATTCTGTAGGAGCAGGTGCTAACTCTACAATTAATTCTGCATCATCTGTAAATTCTCCAGGTTTAGTGTTTGGTCTTTTAATTTCCATTGCAATTGTCCATTCTTCAATTACTAATGGATCTTTGTTGTCATCTGTTACATATACTCTAAATGCTGCTGTGTCTCCTCTGACTACCGTCCAACTTACCTCTGGTGGTTTTAAACCAACTAAATAAGAACTTTGTTGCTGTGATCTAAGTGTTGCCATTATGATAATCCTGCTTTCAATGATCCCCAACTACCGTTGCCTTTTGGCTGACCTACAACTAGTATTCCAGTTGTTGCATTAGCCTTTCCGACTATTGCTACTGCTCCAGAACCAGTTGCTGGTTGTGTTGCTGTTAATCCTCCACCATCTGCTACATAAAGAACATTGCCAGCAGTAAATGAATTTGTATTTGCATTAAGGATTACTCCAGAAATAGTAACAACACCATCTGTATTATTTCCAATTGCTGAATCTGTTAATCCTAAAACTGGGAATGTAGTAATATCATCAGAATCACATTTTCCAATTGTTGGCTTTGTTGAAAAACCAGTTATATAGACTGGAGTTGCTTTTGCAATAGTTGCACCACTTATATTTTTAACCTCTATAGTATGATTTACAAGACTAGGTAATATAAGTTCAATTTGCTCTGCCAAATCTTGTAAGTCTCCATGAATATTTACAGGATCACTAAACAGTGGATAAGGAAGATCATAATTTGCGGTTGCACCAGTAGCCATAATCTTATTATTATACCACTTCATACTGTAATATTTTTAATAAATGTGCGGGTATATTGATAAAGTTGACTTCAATCCCTAAATCATGTTATAATTAATACACTACCGAAAGGTAGTTTTTGTTTCTAAGGAGGTAACACGAATGAGAAACATTGAAAAAAAGGTTTGGTTGGGGTTATTATCTATTGTTGGTTTGGTTGCTCCTTTTAGCAATTCTGCCAATGCTTTAGAAAATAATTTATTGACTAAACAAGCCGTAGAAATTGTTCCAGCCCCTCAAGGGGCTTTTCTGGTTTCTAAGGAAAAAATACTAGAAAAATATGAAAATGCTCATAAACTAAGTGATGGTCAGTTGGTTGAATTATTAAAAACCGTAGGCTTTAAGGGTAATTCATTAAGATCAGCATGTGCAATTGCTAAGGCTGAATCTAATGGACGACCTTTTGCCTTTAATGGTAATTCAGAAACTGGCGACAGTTCTTATGGGGTATTTCAAATAAATATGTTAGGAAAACTGGGACCTGATCGAAGAGAAAAGTTTGATCTAGATTCAAATGTTGAATTGTTTAACCCAGTAGTTAATGCACAAATAACGCACTATATGACCAAGGGCGGGAAAGACTGGTCAGCATGGAGTTCTGTAAACGGAACACGGTACCAAGAATGGTACAACAAGTATCCTTGTAAAGTCTAATAATTAAAATACCCTCCTTGCTTTTGTCTTGGAGGGTTTTTATTTAATAATAATCAATTAAGTTTTATTTCAAAATTTTACCATTTCCCTATTGGACATTTTGCCGCTTCTAGTTGTGCTTTAACCACCATAAAACATCCACATTTTTTGCATTGTTTTGTGGTTTTTATTAACTCTGGACAACTTAAACAAATATCTAATCTTGATTTTGCCAATTCTTTGTTTGCTGGCTTTGTCATTGGATTAAGAAGATCTAATGGAGTTACTCCATTTTTTTCTTTATATTGTTGCCATTTTGATTTTGACACACTTACCCCCTACTATTTTTATAAACTGTTTAGATATTCTTCTGGAATATATGGATTTTTTAAATGCCATGCAGGATATCCAGAAATATCTCTATTTGTAATAATAAACTTTTCTCCATCAAATTTAGCATTTGGAGACACAACATACTGACCGTATGGATATTTTAATAAACTTTTAATTTGTGGATTACTTAATAATATGCTACCAAAATATTCAGAGGTTTGAAAATCTATTTCAGTATTATCTCCTTTGATAAATCTAATGGTAATACCATCATGATCTTCATAATTTTCAGACACATCTACTATTTCATCATACTCAGTAAACATAGATACGTATTCTGGTAGCACCGCAAGATCATAAAGGCAGTCTTCATCAATTATCCAAACAAGAGCATCTCCTCCTGGTCCGCTCACTTTTTCATCGTTTAGCATTTATTTCTCCTTATATTTATTAGCATCCTTGTCCTCTGTGACTTTGTGGACTATTAAAGCATAAACCTCCAGTTGCACATCCGCTATTATCACAACCAGCACCATTACATATTGCTAAAGATATATCAGTTGATGTACAAGTAAATCCTGATGGTGGTGGTGTGAAGGTCGGTGGGAAGAACGGTGGGAAGAATGGTGGGAAGAATGGTGGGAAGAATGGTCCCGTAAAGCCTGGGAAGAATGGTGGGAAGAATGGTGGGAAAAATGGCGGGGCTGCAGAAACTGGAGTAACACTATTACTTGATGATGAAAAGTCTGAGTCTAAA